TTAGCTTGTATAAACAGGAAGATAGGGGGTACCCTGAACCCCTATGGACTTGTTGCGATTCTCACCCCCGCCTCTGCTGGGAAAACGCCCCGCTTTTAGGGTCCCAACACCCAAGTAGCGCTCGGGTATTCAATAGCTCATCTACCAGGACTTATGTGCTGTTGTGGGGTTCTCGACAGCGTGCTCGTGGCATTGCGACTGACAGATCCCCTGGTTATGGGCATATTCCAAAGCCCTGACCATAGGGAATGGCTGCAGGGGGTCATAGACAGGATATACAGCGACTAACTTTGAAGGAGATAGAGGCATTATGGTCAGCAGAATACGTCTAATGAATCGCATTATGTGGTACACTAAGCGCTTGGCAGATGCAGGAATGAACCCAAAGCAGGCATCAGCTACGGCCACACGGCGTGAGAAGCGCCGAGCGGAGGACGAGACTGCCGAGGAGCGGAAACGTAAGGGTCGATATGACGCCATTGTCAAGCAATGTTATGGAAACTAAGGAGATACCATGGGAGTCCGAGGACCAATACCCATCAAGAAAGAGATGCTTCGTGGCCACCACGCTAAGGATGATAACAAGGTGACAACACTTAAGACACCCGCCAAAGCACCGGACCTTGTGTGGTCAAAGGCAGACCCGAAGTGGATACCCGCAGTTAAACGCCTGTACCAGTCCTTGCAGGACTCGGCAATGGCAATCACCTACCAGCCATCAGATGTTTGCCTGGCATTCGTGGCGTGCGACATTCTGAACACAGGACTAACCCTCATCAACCCTCGTACAGGGTCACCTAACGGCGTGCTCTTGCAGACTGCCATGGCAGCACTGGTCCGGCTGGGCACAACTGAGGGCGATAGACGCAGGCTCGGCATCGAGGTCGAAAGACAGCAGCCGGACAAGGATGTGCGGATAGCAATCATGGACGACTACAGAAAGATCCAGGCCTAGTAATGACAATCAACGAGACAGTATCAAATCTTGAGTACCAGATGAAGGTAGTCCAGAATCAGTACCAGGAGCTAGAGATTAGGATTGAAATGTTAGAACAGCACGTTCTAGATGAACATTCCAGCCTAATGGCTGACCTTTGGGGCGCAGACAGCAAAGATTGCTACCACGGATACATCCCAACTGAGAACTGCGAGGATTAATGCCACGCCATGAAGGCAACACGCAGCCAATCTACCGCAAAAAGGGCCGAAAGCCCAAAGGCCCGATTCAACAGAGGACGACCAACAGTTTCCTGTCGGGTTCACTGTACCTAGTTGAGCGTGATCACAAGCCATTCCCGGACTATGCACTCGGAGGTGAATATGCCCCTGATTCCGCCCGGTCATGCAGTCCTTTACCTAGATCCACAGACAATCACAGCACTGGCAACGCTGCTGACCATCTGTCAAAGAAGTAGTCAGCTTCGAGATGATTGCCTAAAACACCTGCTGACTGAAGTCTCAACACTCGCAAGACAGCAATGGGAGCAAGCACCACCTCCCTACCAGCAGCCCGATATGGGCACCAGGACAGCAGCCAGCTTCTTGGGGGTGTCTGTGCGCCGCATCCAACAACTTGCTAAGTCTGGTGAGCTTCCATCCTATAGGGTCGCCAATGGAAACCTGCGATTCACGTATGACAATGTGATTAGGTACAAGTCCCTTTCGCCTCTTGATCACAGGTAGACCACGTATTTCGCCTAAAAACAACCTGTTACGCATACCAAGGTATAGAATGTATGCAGAGCATATGCCTCCTACAGGATTGCTTATGGGACGTGTTTGGGCAGGTACTCGCTGACCTGCCCGAGCACGAAACTACTATGAAAGGATTGCCCGATGCCACTTTTAAAGAAGGAACGTTACATACCTAAGCCGGTCCAGACACAGCCAAATATGGTTCAGGAACTTGCTCGCTCCGAAGAGGCCAGGCTTAAGGAAGCACAGCTCGCAGAATGGGCCATTCAGGGCGCTCGTGCGGCAATGAACCCCGCAGGCAAGTCCTTTGAAGAGAGCATAATCCTGCGCTTGGATCAGGTTGAGAAACGGCTCGCCGCCGCCAATCTATAATAAAGGAAATCAGAAGATGTCAGATAAAGATACCAAGAAGATTAAGAACCGGCTAGAGCAGACCCGTGACGATGCCCTCGTGGCCATGGCCCAATATGCCGATAACCCCGGTGATGCCGCCTCATTCGAGTACGCCAGGATGACCTACAGCGAGGCGGTTCGCTCAATCAAGGATCTGCCGGATACTCGTGTCAGTTTCGAGCCAAATATGTATGATGTCACGTCACGCAACAGCTTCTTTGTTGACATTGCTGCAGCGTCGAGTCCAACGCCGGTACATGGCGTGACACAGCACGACGCTCTCGACCGACTGACTAAGCACCAGACCGTGGACGTGGATCATAGAAGGACCTCGCAGAACGCAAGCGCTCTATACAAGGGACAGTCCGTCGGCGCTATCTTCAATAGCTCGGCTGGTGGCCCCCTATCCCAACGTGACCTCACGTCCGGCAACCTGGTTTCCGGAGGCTTCGGGACCTTTACTCCACCGGCATGGCTAGAGAGCGCATGGGTAGCAGCCACGAGGGCTACGTCAGTATTCGCACGGATTACACCTACTTTCGATCTGCCGGATGGTTGCGAGTCAATCTCGGTTCCGAGAGTCTTGACATCCTCCGATGTCGGCCCGCAAGATGCTGAGGATACCCCGCCAGAAGGTCAGGGCATTGTAGCGACCGATTACATCACCTCGCCCGTCAGGATCCTCGGCGGAATCTCATTGATCAGTCAGACTCTTTTCGACCGTGGGCCACTTATTGATGAAATCATTATCAATGATGCTGCCGCCGGTTATGCCGAATCTCTCGATCAAGAGCTGCTCGTGGGCACGGGACTCGGCAATGGGATTACCGGACAGCTCTTGGGCCTGTTGAACATTCCGAATATATGCACACAGACTTACACAGCGACCGGAACCTCTGCAGGCCGAGTCCACGCAATCTCACAGGTGGCCGCTACAGTTGCGACCAATCGCCGTCGTAGCCCAGGGTGCATCTTCCTGTACGGTCCTCGCTGGTTCGAGCTGGCCGGTACTGTCACAGGCGCTTCTAATGACGAGCTGTTTCTCAGACCAGGTCTTGGTTACGATCTTGACGGCGGCCAGTATGCCCAGTCGAGTGATCCTGTAGGGCCGCTCTTGGGCCTGCCAGTTTATCTGCCATACGCTGTCGGTTTCTGCGGCGCTGAGGACACTCAGGACGCTGCGTTCGTAGTTCGGCCACAAGATTTCATTCTATGGGAATCTCCTGCACCTTCATTCTCGTGGATGCCTGAGACTTATGGTGCCCAACTAACCGTGACCTTCCAATGGCACACTTACGTTGCTGCTCAGTTAAACAGGTTCCCGTACGGGATTGGAATTACACAGGGAACGGGGTGGACGTTCTAATGACTAAGTGCGCAAATAGAGAGTGCAAAGAGGAAGTTCCTGCTTCACGAGCACACTTCTCTCATTATCACACTGAGCAGTGTGCCTATCTTGCGGGTGATGATTATCAATCGAGAGCGAAGAACCCAGTACCGGGATCCGCTCGTGTTTATGCTAACGGAGAGGTCGAGATGACCAGCAACCCGAAGACAAGCGCCGCACAGGCACGAGAGACATGGAAGATCGGGCGTAAACATACTGACGAAGCAGTCTATGGCTTATGCCTCCACTATCAGTGTCCCTACGATAGCCGTGACAAGTACGGTTCTTACCAGGCCCTATTAGGTTATGCCCAGGGCAGTAAAAAGTCTGTTAGAAATGAGATACTCGATGCTTTGGAAAAGGCAATGGAATCGGATCTGAAGCCGATAAACAAGCGTGCCGAAGCTGTTGCCAGGCTTCGTCATCAGGCGGCAGTCATCTTTGGAAAGAAGGTCTAAGATGCCAGACATTTACAAGGAAGTTGACACAGATTTTCAGGCCGGAGCGGGTGCACTTTACCTCTGCACTTCAGGCGAGGACGGCATCACGGCAACGCTTCCGCCAATATGGGTCCTGCCACCGTTAGCTACACAGGCCGATGCCCCGGCGGCCGGTACAAATGGAAGACCGATCCTGCCTTTTGCCGTCCCGATAGATCACCTACGGGTTACCTTCAGGAAGGTTGACGCAGCCGAGGGCGGCTCTGGGGTGCTCGTAGTGACCTCACCATTCGATCCGGACACTGTACTAATCGACGGTCACAGCTCAGCCTCGATTGGTTTTCAAGGTCAGGGCTTCGTAGTTGAGAGTCTCAATGGCCAATGGCATGTAGTCGATGGAGCGCCAAGCTTGTACCCATAAGTCTCGGGCGACGGGTACCGCCCTAGAGAGACGTGACGGTCCCTTTCTACGTCACGCATAAATACAGGCCGGATGGCTGATGTTACTGTCCATCGCCATCCGGCCTTGTCATTTTCAGATACAACAAAGCCCCCCGGTTTCCACGGCCGGGGGGCTTTGCTGTCAACTGTCAGGAGCAGAACACACAGCTATTTGATTGGCCTTCCTCCTATGGCTGGGTACCAGTTAATGATGCTTGCACAGTAAGGACATAACCGGCACAAGCATTCTCCGTTTCCGGTCTCGGTGGCATGTCGACCTGAACACCTACAGCCGTCCCGTCATCACCCGGCTTAAGAGTGATAGGGATGGTTCCTTGAGCGTGCAACACATAGTCTGAGTTACTGCAGCCGTCAGGTGCAGTGCTTGTGATCGTGTATGTCGCCCCTGTTAAAGTCTCAGGGCTTGTGCTTGTGTTCGTAACGTCATACAGGATCGTAGCGCCGGTAGCGCCAGTACCTGCGGAATCAGTCCCTGGCGATACCGTTCCGGTTACTGTGCCAATGGCTGTTCCTTGAAAGCCGCTTATCGTGGCCGTTGTCACGCTGTTGCTCGTCACAATCGCACCAGTTATGAAAGCAGCCATAGCAGCCCCTGAAATGCCCAGAGTAAGACATCCAGCCACAAAGGCTGCTATCAGGGTGTGGCGTTTGCTTGGTTGCAACCTTTTTAGCTTTCTCATTATTTTCCTTCCTCTTCTTCAGCGGTTACTGAAGACTCATGTATCAAGATTCCAATGTAGCCAAACAAGCACATCGAAACTACAAAGCAGATGATTGCGACCACGAGGTACGTCATGACACACCGGCCAAGTGCCGCTCAAAGTGGGGTCGAACGACTGTGTGGCTTGTTGCTAGGTGCTCTTTCTCGGGCCATTCCTTATACCTGTAGTCGGCCCATTTCTCGGCAAGTGCCGGACTGTCGCCGATGCTGAGTCCGTAGTTGTAAGCGTGCTTCCAGTAGAAGCTGGTTCGATCAATAGTGTCCATTTTCATTGCCTTTCGTCAGCAGTACAGGGTCGGTAACAGTGTTGGCCCGCAGGGAAATGTCGTGGTGACAATGATGCTCGGTGACGGGTGGCTGGTCGGTCCCTGCGCCCCGGTCGGTAGCGCCCACGCCAGGCCGCCGTACGCCAGACCAAAGAGGAGCACGACCTCGACAACGACGTGCCACCGAGGGCGTGGCTGCGCCGGTCGTCGGTAAGAATCAGTACCCGACCCACGATCTGGTGGTACGTACCGGCTTGGCATCATGTAGCGCCGCCCGACGGGTGCCGCTCAACGGCCGCCGTCAAAGCGTCGTAGGTTGCCGACGAGCGCTCAGGCACCAGCTCAAGGGTTGGAGTCCACTGCTCGACGCCGCCGACCCACGACCACTTGTCCATGAACCTACGGCCGGGCAAGAGGCCTCGGCGTTCGTGCTCGACAGGTCGGTCCTCGTGACGGCGGTCCGCCGAGAGGTCAAGTAAACAGCGGACTTGCCTTCTCAGGGCGTCCCGCTCGGCGATGGAATCTCTTTGTTTCTGGGGGTTTTGTGCTGCTAAGGTTCTCATAACCTGATCCGCCTATCTCGGATTGGGCCAGACCCGCCCCAGCTGCTCATCCCAGTCTGGGGCGGGTCGATCTGTTTCAGATCCACGCTCACCTTACACCTGCGACAGTCCAGGTCAAGTCACTTTTCCCTTGTAGGTACTGCCATAACTGAGGCTCAGGCCTCTATCATCGGCGTACCCCCACGAGCGCAGTACTGACTGACTTGCAGGAGCGTACCTCCATCAGCTAAGCTCCCCGACTGTAGGAGTCGGGCCGCAAGGTCGTGACGGTCAGGCGGGAGTCACATCGCCGCTGATCCAAGTAAGCCACAAGGCCGAACGGGTGCCGGGGAAGATCCGGGAAATGGGCAGTTAAGACTCGGCCCATGGGCGGGCAACACCCGGCCAAACACCAGGAACAGTAAGGCTTTTCCCTGATGACCCGAACAACACGAGCTAGCGGAGCACAGCCAAGTGCCCGTTTTCCTATCATTTTCCTTTCGTCTTCATGCCCTCGGGCGTGCGGACACAAGAGCAGTCAGGTTTTTACTTGACTGCTCTTGTGTCCGGAAACGGGCTAAAACAAAGGAGAAAGAGATGCAGGTACAAATAGTTCGCAGCCTTTACGGGGATCTTCATGCGCACCGGCTGGGCTGCAAGGACGTCCAGGTGTCGAAGTACGCTCGTGAAGACATTCGTGATGCGTGGGTCCTTGAGGCCACAACTGTCCGGGAGGTTGTCACAGAGATTTATCCGCCGAGCAACTTTGGCTATGACCCCAACGTACCCTCGGAATACTCAGTGTACGAAAACGATGTGCAGGTTTTCCCCTGCGCCTCACGGTCGTTGTCACGATAGTTGTCTGCACGCTTTCGGGCGTGCGGACAGCACAGGTCAGGTACACACCTGGCTTGTGCTGTCTGGAACCCAGACAAACAAAGAGAAAGGTGATGTGATGTTGGGGGATAGGCTCGACAACACTGAGACAGTTGAAGTAGAAGTTAATGTGCCGCTCGATCCGACAAGGCTGACCGACCGGGCTTACTGGCCGGACCCAGAGCCGCCGGAGAAAGCAGCAAAGTAAAGATCGAAACGGGCTTCGGCCCGTTCACACTTTATGAGTGTGCTGATGAGGTCGCAGTAATGATCTAGAGAAAGGACAATGATGAAAGCGGTTATTTACACTCGAATCTCAAGTGCAGAGGACCGGACCGGTGTCGAGCGCCACGCCGAGTTTTGCCAACAGTTATGCGAGCTTCGTGGTTATGAGGTTGTAGACACTTACGAAGACAACAACCTGTCGGCAACGGCCAAGCGCCCACGTTATGAGCAACTGCTAAAGGACCTGTCTTCAGGTAAGTTTGATTTAGTAGTTGCTTATGAGCAGTCACGCTTAGCTCGTGATGAGATGGACTGGCTTAAGTTTAGGGCAGCTTATGTCTCGGCTGGTCTTCAGCCTATTGAGTTTGTTCATGGCGGAACCACTGACTTGAGCAGTCCTCAAGGACAGCTGACCTCCGGTGTTCAGTCCGTAACTAACGCCTATGAGAAGGCTGTCATCAAACAGAGGATCATAGACACGTTAGCAACGGCGGCTCAGAACGGTTACTACCACGGAGGTGCAAGACCGTACGGATACTTGCCAGTCAAACTTGGACCGAAGGGTGCAATCAGTTTGGAGGTCGTGCCGGACGAGGCTGCTCGCATTCGTGAAGCTGCCCAGTTGATCCTAGAGGGCGGTTCGCTCTCGGGCATCTGCAAAGCTTGGAATGACGCCGGTGTGCCAACGGTTACGGGCGCTCGATGGAGTGCCACGGTCCTGCGCACGATGCTTATGAGGCCTAGTATTGCTGGACTTCGGACGTACCGACAAGAGGTAATCAGGCAGGGGGTCTGGGACCCGATTGTGGATCTAGCAACCTGGGAGTCCTTGCAGGCAGTGCTCGGGGATGTCGCCCGCAGGCCAGGCAAGGTCACACAGAATCGGTCATACCCCCTCAAGGGTATTCTCCGGTGTGAGTGTGGTCGACCAATGGTTGCAGCTTTGAAGAGGACACGTCTATACCAGTGCCGCAAACAGACTGGCGGGTGTGGAACGTCGATAAGTGCTGCGCACGTCGAGGCTTGGGTCCGGAATAATCTCGTGCCCTATGCTGACAAGGTGGATGTGCGTAAAAGCCTGACAAAGTCTCAGGGCATAGAAAGCACAACAGTTCAAAGCATTGTGACTGCCATAGCTGCAACTGAGGCTCGGGTTACTGATGCCACCGATGCTTACTCTACAGGGCAACTTTCCTTGCAGGTTCTAGGCAAAGTGACCAAAGGTCTTGAGCAGGAGATAACTAGCCTCCGGACTGAGCTGGCCGGGTTGAGGAGTCAATCGGTCCTCGACCGGATTGAGGGTTCGATAGCTGAACAGTGGCCCTCGTTGTCCGTCGAGGTTCAAAGGTCCGTGCTCTTGGCGCTCGTTGACTACGTAGAAGTTGTACGTGTTGGTGATGGCAAGCGGGGCGGGACCTTTCGCCCAGAAAGGTTGAAGATTGAGTGGCGTACCGTGTACGCAGCAGGTGGGATGACACTTAGGCTCGCACCACCTGGTTGGGTGCCGGACTAAGAGAAACAGGCCGAAACGCCAGAACTAAGGAACCTGGCGTTTAGCAGTTACGCTGCTACCGATGAGGCCGGTTGCCCAAAGGAAAGGTAGGTTTTCATGGACTTTTCAGGGGATGAGACTGAACTGTCTCCGAACGACGAGGCACAACTGAGAGCAGTTGCTGCGGTTCTCGATCATGCCGATTCAAACATTTCGTACCTGGCCACGATGCTTCAGATGGTGAGCCGGTGTTTGGAGGAGTTTTTCCCACAGCCGGTTGACACGATGGTCTTCGCTCGAATGCTGAAGGCCTTGATCGAGTCGGGCTTGGATCGGGAGGCCGTCGAGGCTGCTGCCAGCCTGACGCACGACCTGATTGACTCGATCAGGCAGGCCGGATAACAGGACCAGCGCCCCACGGACGACCTTCGGGTTGTTCGTGGGGCGTTTTTTCATGCCTGGAGTGTGTCAGTGGCCGCAGGTCGGGCACGATGCGACTGAAGGCGCTACAGCCTGCCTGGTGCCCTCCGCTTCGCAACGTTGCGATACGGGTTGACCTGGAGTTTTTCGGCAGCAAACACCCGCCGGGTAGCCTGAGGGAAAACCTGGATGAGAGGTGGATGGCATGACGAACAACAGAAAACGGCTCAGCCTTGGTGCTGAGGACCTGGCCGACCTGGTGAATGCTACGGGTGATGCAGGTCGAGAGCACGCTCGTAAGGCCGACAAAGCGACGAGTGTGTCCTATAAGGCTACGCAGTGGGAGCTGTCGGACAGGCAGTACGCCCTGCAGGCAAGGTTCCTCAAGGCAAGACGTACCTTGCGTTAAACAGCAGCAAACTAAACGGGTCACCTTTGGGTGGCCCGTTTTCTTTATGCCGCCACTTGTTCTGCAGGGTCTTTAGCTGTTTCCTCCCACCAAGTGCGCCAGTCCACAGTTAGGTAGTTACGCCATGCTAAGGGCATTTCCGGCCTATCTTGATTAGCCTCCACGAATGGGACCGCACGTTGATTGCACCACTGACATACTGGACCACGTCTACACTTATGACAAGAGATATCGGACTTGTGCTCACATCCCGGCTTGTCGTGTTGGTGGTCAATGTGGCATGTTTCAACGGTAATCTCGTTGTCGCACCATGGTGCTGTGCAGCGGTAAGCGCACCTTTCGAGAGCTTTGATCTTTGTTTCTGGCGTGATTCCGTGCGACCTACTGAGTTTCCAGACTCGTGTAAGTGGGTTTCGTTTATTATGTCTAGACACACAGTCTCTACAGTAAACACGGATGCCGTGGCTATTCTTTCTACCGCCTAATGAGAAGTTTTCTAAAGGCTGTGGGTTTTCCTGTTCACACGGGTAACCGGGATAACCTATACAGACCTTAAGACCTTCTTGGAAAAGACGATCAGCCTCTAAACGTTCTACTTTAGTGGGGCAGCGTGAGCCTGTCATGCTGTCTCCTCAAGATGAGCGGCCCGATACTCTTGTATATTGATAGCCCTTTGTTGCTCCCACTTTTCATACTCGGCCTCAAAGAGTGGATCACGTGTAAATACTGTGTTTGGATATTTGGTTAATACATAGGCGGACTCCGGCCAGATTGAGCAAAGGTTGGAATCATTTATAGGTACGAGTCCTATTTTTGCAGACAGTTCATTACAGCGGTTCATGAAGGTTTCGTCATGACCGTGCAGGATATGTCTTTGTATTAGGTCCAGGTGTACCATTTCATGAAGCAAGCCAAACAATAAAGTACGAGGATCTAGGCATTTGAAATACATAACTATCTGATTAGTCTTTACATCCCAAACTGTGCAATTGCCTGAGTAACTTGGACGGTCTGCTGGAATGCGACCACACACAATCTTGACAGGTTCGAGAGTGTCATCAAAGATTTCGTGATTGTGTATACGGAAAACCCTCTTGAGTGTTTTAACGTCCTCACTCTGTTTGTGTGTCTTCTTGTTAGCCATTTGTCCCACATCCTTTCTTTGTGTATTCAGGTAGAGGTTAGGTTAGGTTAGGTTAGGTTAGGTCAGTGATACTTCGAGGAATCGAGTTAGTACATCATGCATGACCCAAGACTGGTCAGCCTCAATGCCAACATCACAACCTTCAACGTGACTGACACCTTCGTACTTACTGTCATGGGTGATCTGAAAGTAGATAGTGCCGTCAAGGTTACGCTTGATGTCAAGACCTATGGCATACCCTGACTGTGCTGCTTCCTCGATCACTTCTTGGATGCCTTCTTCGCTTACTTCTACGCTGTCTGTGTCTATCATCCTGTGTTCCTCCTTGTTGGGCCGGACCGGGGCGGTCTGGCTTGATACAGACTGTAGCAGGCGACGGATCGGCCTGTCAATAGACTGCATCTGTGGTGCATACTCCCAGCGTGCGGGCAATATTTGGCTATAGTTATGTAGTCTCTTATGTTTAATGTTCAGTCTGGTTTCATGCTTTCAGGTATGTATTGAGTATGGCCGGGAGTCCCACTTCGAGGTCATGCGGAGATGTTAGGCCTATAAAGGCCGGAGTTCGGTAGCCTTCCCAGAAAATGAGACAGTATTAATGTCAGTTTATACTGTGTGTACGCTGTTGGAGCGTGTCGGTGCATGGAGGCGGAATGTGGCTCCCACCTGGTACTTTGTCTCGACTGTGCTATACTTATATATAGGAGATTGAGCGAGTTTTCCGGCTCGGAAAGAGCTTGTTGCAGTGGCCGGGATCCGTGCGATACGATCTATCCAGCCAAGTCCGAAGGAGGACCCATGTCAGACATCACGTTCGAACTAGTTAATGAGCCGCCCGATGGGACTCGGCTCGATCACGCCCCAGTAAAGGCTGCGGCCCTCGCCAACCCAGACCAGTGGGTCCGGGTTCCGTCCCCTGAACGGAAGAACTACAGCATCTCGAAACTGTACCGAAAGTGTGGGTTCCAAGCCACTGTTCGCAAGGGTGTTGTGTACGTGAAGGCACGCCCTGCGGCATAGAGCAGTCATAAAAAGATCCGTGTTAGAGCGAGTGTTATCCACCGGCACTCGCTCTAACACCTAAACCTAGGTGGAGTTGAAATGACAGATACAATGACAAATAACAATGCGGTCGAGAAACCTGATGATGACTGGTTAGAGTATGTGTTGGCCGAGCAAGAGGCCATCATAAACGCACCCAGAACCTCGTGGGATATAGAGCCGATAGATAATATCCTTGATGGTGATACTACCGAACCACCACCCGTTTACCTAATGCGGTCCGATGGTGTCGCCATGCTTTACAAAGGTAAAGTTTCAGTCATACATGGCGAACCGGAATCTTGCAAAGGTTGGCTTGCCTGTATGGCAGCTCAACACTGTCTAGAGTCAAGTTCTGAGCACGTCCTATACATAGACTTTGAGGATACTGCCAAAGGTGTAGTGCCTCGAATGATGGCATTAGAAACTGACTTGGAAGTCTTGCGGTCGAGGTTCCATTACATCGGGCCGACAGAGATGCTCTATGACCAGAAACCTTATGAGATTGATGGTGTGTGGCACAACACTCGTAGCACGATCAAGTCCCTACAACGTGCGCTTACGCAAATAGATGGTGCGGTCGGCATTGTAGTGTTGGACGGCATGAACCAGGCCATAGCTAATCAGGGTGGTAAGACCGGTAGTTCAGAGGACGTATCGGACTTCTACCGGGACCTGCCAAGAATGCTTACAAAGAGAGAGGGTTGCGCCGTCCTGATTGTGGACCACTTGCCAAAGGCGGCCGGAAATGATCGGTACGCTTTCGGGTCTATTCAGAAGTTAGCAGCGGTGGATGGCGCTGAGTTTCTTGCCAAAGTTACAAAGCCCTTTGGTCGTGGTGGTGTTAGTGCGGTGGTCGAAATCTCTATTACCAAAGATCGGCCGGGATGGCTTCGACAGTACGGCACGAAACCGCCCGACCTTGTACAACGTATTGCCGACTTTCACCTAACGTCTTATGAGAAGCAGGACACAATCACTCTAGAACTACTGAAGCCCGATACTTCTATTGGATATAAGCTTGCACAGCTGTACAACGTCAAGATACAGCTCTATAACGCTATGTTGGAGAGTGCGGTAGGCCTTAACACTAAGCAGGTTCGTGAGGCTGGTCGTGGTCATGGCGTGACGGCCACAACGGCAGCTCTTGAAGCAATGCTCGATGATGGGAATATCACCATTACTGGCAAGAGCCCGAAGATCCACAAAGCGGTGGTGGATAACCCACCTGTTCCTAAGGTAATAGACCTGTGTTGATCGGCCTGTCGAATGTGTCCGGCTATGTACTACGTACATATAGCCGGGACACATTACTCGTTTCATGGTGTCCGACACATTGATACACAACTGGGACACATTCAATCTAGAAAGAGCAGGTAGAAAGAGTGCTGTTGAATGTGTCGGACACATTGCCATATTTTGCGACACATTCAGGGCCTCCAATGTGTCCGGGATAATACCACTTAGAGTAGCGGTAAAAAATAGGCATGAAAGACCAGCATAATGGGGGTATTTATAGGTCACATATGTCTTGACAAGGTATTTGTCTTACCACTTAGAGTGACTGTTTAGTACTCAATGCGGTGAAGATTTCCAGGTCGATTTAATGCGAATAGAACGGAGACAGAACAGGTGCAAGATGACGATATGGGCCTCTAATCTTCCGCACTTCTTCCGCATTTTCCGCACTACGTCCGCACTAAAAAATCGGGTAGTGCGGATGCATTCCCCCTGCTCACGCTAAACTTATATGCCTAAAACGCACTATACGCACTATCTTTAGAGAGTGTAAATGTATATGGGAAGTATATTGTATGGTGCCTCAGAAAAACCTGCGATAGTGCGATAGTGCGTAAAACGATGCGGTGAGGATCCCAGGTCGATACAATGCGAACAACCGGAAAAAGTAATGCGGTCGAGAAATGAGTCCGAATGCGTGACAAGAGACTGACTAATCGTGGTGGACCAGTAAAGGATCCTAGTTTGAAGCCATGCGGTAGGAGCTTCTTAGCTAAGTACTCGGCTGCCTGTCCTTTATGTGACTTGTGGATTGCTAAAAATCATTCGTGGATTATGTTTCTACCGGTACCATTGGAAGGTAAAAAGGTTGCTCATTGGTACTGCGTAAGAGATAGAGCATCATAAGGCATGCGGTGGAGATTTCTGGTCGATTTAATGCATGCTCAGATCGTTTCTAAGCGTTCGAGAGGCCGGTTACAACCTGGAGGCGGGCCAGAATGTTTGAAGCTCTCAGGCAAGCGTACAGCATTTTTTAGGGTCTATTTGCGCAGGTCGTAGGGGGGTCGGATTGCGGCAGGGTCATGTATGCGGGTCGGTTCCAGGGGGTCATAGTTGGAACATGAAATGAGGGGTATTTATGGCAATAACATTCGACAGGCCTGAAGACATAAGCTGGGATGACTTAGATGAAAATGAGTCATGGACTGTGTGGCAACAATACGACTCGACTCTAGAACGTCGATGCATTGATTGCTTATGTAATCGTGTCGGTGATGATGGCTTAAGATGTATATCTTGTGCATATAAGCGAACCAGACGCATGTTAATCAGGAAGTAATGCGGTGGGATCAAACAGGTTTACATTACTAGGTGGCGACTCAACAGGTCATTGGACTGATTACATGTTGCCCGTCGTGTTGTGTCTGTTGTGTCTGTTGTTCGTCGGTGTAGGTGTCTCGCTTGTTCTATAGTGATGCGGTGCAACTTTCTGGCAATCTCGTGCCAACATAGACGACCATGGTATGTAGTCATCATCATCACGATATGACACAAGTGTTGACACAACACACGAGGCAGGACGACACGAGGCAGGACGACCATCAGCACAAGGCATAAGATACATCAATGATCGTATGGCATTCGTGAGTAGTTGAGAAAGAGCAGGGAACATATGGTCTATCTCGTGGTCGTTGTAGTAGTGCTTGGCATCCTGTTGGCGTGCTTCGATCTAGGTGCTAGGTGATGGCATGAGCATGACAGGATTGCTAGACACATCCCATTTTCATTGATGTAACTAAACATGGTGATACCGATTTCGTGGATTTCGTACAAGTGCCTAAACATAAGAGCTTTCTAGCTTGCGAGCATGTCAAGATCCTGTATAGAGTCAAGAGATAGCTTGCGACCATTCCCTATCTTGCGACGTGAATAGAGTGTATCTAACATAGGTTATTACATATAGCTACCCCCTTGAATAAGCTCTATCTTACTAAGCATGTTAGCTTGTATAAACAGGAAGATAGGGGGTACCCTGAACCCCTATGGACTT